GCTGGCTTAAGCATGAATTGCTGGAATGCAGCGTCGTCCCGGTTCCCGCCAATCCCAACGCCCTGGCGACCGCCAAGGCGCTCCACATTTCGCCCGACACCATCAAGCTGGCGTTCGCCGAGTCCGGCGATCGACGCGAGTTTGTGACGCGCCGGACGCTCACCGGCGAGTCCGCCCGACCCAGAACCCCGCACCTCATAAGGCCTAGAGCCATGCCCCTCGACAGCTTCGACAACCGCATTGAAGACCAAGAGACCCACCTGAACAATCTGCGCGACGCGGCGAGCGAACACGTCCGCACGATGGACGACCGCAACCCGAACGACGCCGACGACGCCAAGACGATGGAATACGCGCGGGAGATCGCCCGCGCCGAGCGTCGCCTGGCGTCGTTGAAGGCGGCGCAAATGGCGCTCGCGCCTGGCGCGGAGCGGCGCCAGCCGGAAGACGATGATCCGCCTGAGCAACAGCCTAGCCGCTCGCGGGCGCTCATCATCGCGCCGCCGCGAGCCAGGTCGATGCTGACGACGACGTCAAGCGAGATCGCGCTCAGGCGGGCCGACGGCGCAATTAAGTTTCGCGCGCCGCGGGCCGCGATCATCAGCCGGCGCAGCGCAAAGGAACTGGACGCGCTCGATTACGTCGTGCGCAACGGCGTCGTGATGCTGTTCGCGCATCGGCTGAAGAAGAACCATGACGAAGTTCGCCAGGCGATCTACGGCGACGACGAGATGACCAAGACCGCCTTCGACCTGATCCAGAAGGCGGCGACCAACCCGGCGATGACCGCGGGGCCCACCTCGACCGGCTGGGCGGCCGAACTCGTGACCCAGATCCAGGGCGACTTCATGTCGCCGCTGATCTCGACCGCGGTGTTCCCGCAACTGGCGGCGCTCGGCCTCTCGGTCCAGTTCGGCCGGGCCGGCCGCATCGCCATCCCGACGCGCTCGAGGACGCGCACCGTCGCCGGCGCGTTCGTCGGCGAGGGCCAGCCGATCCCGGTCAAGCAGGGCTTGTTCCTGACGCAGATCATCACCCCGAAGAAGCTCGGCGTGATTACTGTGATGACGCGGGAGATCGAAGAACACTCGATCCCGGCGATCGAGGCGCTGTTGCGCGACGCGATCACCGAGGACACCGGCGAGTCGATCGACTCGGTGCTGCTCGATGAGGTCGCGGCGACCCAGATCCGGCCGCCCGGCATCCGCAACAACATCCAGCCGATCACCCCGACCGCGCCTGGCACCGACTTCACGGTGTTGTTCAATCGGATGGTGATGGACATCCGCCGGCTGCGCGCCGCCCTGATCGGCCCGACCAACGACAATGTCAGAGCGCCGTGCTGGATCATGAACCCGATCCGGGCCGACGCGATCGCGCTGACGCCGGCGCCTGGCACGGGCCTGTTCCCGTTCCGCGACGCCATCCGCGGCGGCTCGCTGGAAGGCTGGCCGCTGATCGAGTCGACCATTGTCGATGAGACGGAGATGATCGTGGTCGATGCGGCGGACTTCCTCACCGCCGGCATGGGCGCGCCAACGTTCGAGGTCAGTGATCAGGCTACCGTGCACATGGAGGACACCAACCCGCAGCCGATCACCGGCGGCACGCCCTCGCCGGCGGTGCCTGTCCGCTCGCTGTGGCAGACCGACTCGTTCGCCCTGCGCCTGCTCTACCGGGTGAATTGGCTGATGCGGCGGCCGATGGTCGCCTGGATGAAAGATCTCGCTTGGTGAGTGAACCGCCGCCGGCTTTCCTGGCCGGCGGCGACTTCATGTCAGGAGGATCAGATGACTGAATTGGCAATGGCGCGGGCCTTGAGCGCCAAGAACCGGGCGGCGCTCGATTGGGAGTTCCCGGTGACCCGGCCGACACCAGTTCCTGACGAGTGCGATCTGGCGGCGACCGGCGTCATCGTGATGCGGAAGCTGTGGGACTTGTCGCCGGTCGATCCGTCCTCGTTCGACCCGACCGAGCCGCCCGGCCGGCCGCTGGCGCCGCCGCAGCCGACCACGGCGCCGACCATCCAGGCTCTGACCGATCTGGTCGTCGGTTCGACGCTGATTTCGACCACCGGCACGTGGACCGGCTCGCCGACCTACACCCGGCAATGGCGGCGCAACGCGACCAACATCGGCGGCGGCACCGGAACCTCGCACGTGCTGGTCGCCAACGATGTCGGGGCGAACATCACGTGCAACGTGACGGCGACGAACGCCGCCGGCGGTGTGACGGCAACCAGCAACGCGCTCGGGCCGATCTTGGACGTGCCGCCGCTCGACCCTGAGGGCGAGGGCGACGGCGAGAGCGCGCAGCCGCATCGAACGACACGGCAAAGGAGAGCGACATGACCGAACCGCACGAACAGGCCGCGGCTGACCCGCGCGAGAAGGACAAGCAACGCCGATCCGAACAGGAGGCGGCGGCGATCGCCATGAACGCCTGGCGGCCAACCCCGACGCAGGAGGAATGCGACTTGGTGGCGATGGGCGTGCCGATCGGCAAGGTCAAGCACGCGGAGGACGGCTCACCGCCTGACCAGCATGAGGTCGCCCGCCGCGAGCATTGGCCGAAGCCGCGCGAGGAAGGCGCGCCGCATGAGCGCGCCCGCGAGGGCGAACAGACGCGCGACATCCGGCCGGCCGAGAGGAAGCCCGAACGCGGCTACGAAACCCGGTAAGCCTCATGCTCGGCGAGCGCCTCATCGCTGCGGCGCGGGCGCTCGTCAAACGGGCGGTCGAGGGCGAGCCGCGGCCCGGTCCCTGGTATCTGCCGCTGTCCGGCGGCTGGCTGTCAGCCGAAGCCGGCGCGAATATGAACTGGTGGCAGATGGGCTACGATGTCGAGGGCGCGGGCCGCTCGGCGATCGTAGAGGCGTGCATCGCCGCCTATGCGCAGACCATCGCCATGTGTCCCGGCGATCATTGGCGGGCGACGCCGCTGGGCGGCCGCGAGCGGGTGGAGAACTCAGCCGCGGCCCGGCTGCTGCGGAAGCCGAACGCCTATCAGAGCATCTCGGATTTTCTGCTTAACTTAACGAGACAGCTTTACTCGACCGGCAACGCCTATGCGCTGGCGTTGCGCAACGACCGCTTCGAAGCCGACGAATTCCATCTGATGAATTCGGACATGTCGCGGCCGATGCTCGCGCCTGAGGGCGAGATCTTCTACCGGCTCGCCGGCAATGACGTGATCGCTCGTCAGCTTGGCGGCGCCGGCAACGCCGATATTACGGTGCCGGCCCGCGACGTGCTGCACATCCGGCTCAACGCCAGGCGCGCCAACGCGCCCTGGCCGCTGATCGGCGAATCGCCGCTCGCCGCGACCTATGGCGAACTGACGACGCAAAGTGCGATCCTGGCCAGCCAGGCCGCCTTCTACATGAACCAGGCGCGGCCGAGCGCGGTCCTGTCCACCGACCTGACGCTCTCGACCGAGGAAGTCGCACAGCTTCGCCAGCGATGGGACGACCAATCGCGGCTGCTGAAATCGGGCGGCACCCCGATCCTGACTTCGGGCCTCAAGGTGACGCCGTGGAACGTGTCGAGCCGCGACGCGCAGATGGCGGAGTTCCTCAAGATCTCGGAGGAACACGTGGCGCTGGCGTTCCGCATCCCGTTGCAGATCTTAGGGCTGGGCGGCAGCGCGCCCGGCGGCTCGACCGAAGTCCTGATGTCGATGTGGATCGCCACCGGCCTGGGCTTCGCCCTGGCGCACATCGAAGAAGGCATGGGCCTGTTCTTCCGCATGGCCGGCCAGCCGAAGGAATACATCGAACTCTCGACCGACTCGCTGCTGCGCTCGGCGTTCAAGGATCGAATGGACGCGCTCAAGAACGCCGTCCAGGGCGGCATCCTCTCGCCCAACGACGCGCGCAACGCCGAAGGCTACGACCGAGTGCCGTTCGGCGATGAGCCGCGGGTCCAGCAACAGGTCGTCCCGCTGTCGGCGGCGGGCAAGATCCCACCGGCGCCCGGTCCGCCGGCCGCGCCCGCAGCGCCGCCGGCCAAAGCAGTAACGGAGCTTGATTCAGATGACTTCAAGATCTCAGCAATCAACGCCAAGCGAATCGTCGCCGCCGCCCGGCGCCATCATTTCTAGCGAGCTGCGCACCTTCATCGAGGGCCTGGTCGGCCAGGTGGTCGGCGAGTCCTTCAACGAGTTGGAGGGCCGGATCGCGATCAAGTTCGACTTGCTCAGCGCCAGGCTGTCGATGTCGGAGAGCGACTCGAAGGGCCGCCATGCCGATATGATCGTGCTCAACAAGCGCGAGAGCGAGCGCGAGGTCGAGCGGCTCGCCCGCGCCGTCAATCGGGTCGAGGCCTTCACCCAGCCGCCGCCCGGCGAGCAGGGCGAGCGCGGTCTGCCAGGCGAGCGCGGCGAGCGGGGCGAACGCGGCGAGCCGGGCCTTCCCGGCGTGACCGGGGCGGAAGGGCCGCAAGGGCCTCAGGGCGTTCAAGGCGAGCGCGGACCGCAAGGCGCTCGAGGCGAGGCCGGCCTGGCCGGCGCGCCAGGGGAAATCGGCCCGCTTGGCCCTCAGGGCTTGCAAGGCGAGCGCGGGGTGCCAGGTCCGCGCGGCGAGCCAGGTCTGGCCGGTCAACCCGGGGAGGTCGGCCCTGGGGGCCCACAGGGCGCTCAGGGCGAACGCGGCTCGCAAGGGGCGCGCGGCGAGCCGGGCGCGGTCGGGCCTCAGGGCCTCAAGGGCGACGCCGGCGATCGAGGCGAGAAGGGCGAACAGGGCCAAGAGGGCGCGCCTGGCCGCTTGCCGGTCATCACCGAATACGAGGCGAAGAAGGTCTATTACCGCGCCGAGTGCGTCACCTTCATGGGCGGCTGCTACCAGGCGATCAAGGACACCGGCGAGCCGCCGATCGACCGCGAGTCCTGGCGGCTGTTGGCGGCCAGCGGCCGCGATGGCGACAGCCCCACGGTGCGCGGCACCTATGACCGCACCGAGGATTATCGGGCGCTCGACATCGTCATGCTCAACGGCTCAAGCTTCATCGCCCGGCACGACGCCGCCGGCGATTGTCCCGGCGAGGGCTGGCAAGTGCTGGCGCTGGTCGGCAAGCGCGGCGAGCCAGGCCAGCCGGGGGCGAAGGGACCGCGGGGCGAGCGCGGCGAACGGGGCGAGCGCGGCGCGAATGGCGTCGACGGCGCGCCGGCGCGCGAGTGGGTGGCGAACCGCGTCGATCGCGACAGCTACACCATCTTCCCCATCCTCAGCGATCGCAGCGAAGGGCCGCCGATGGAGTTCCGGCCGCTGCTTGAACAGTTCCTGTCGGAGACCGGCGGATGATCCACGAACGACAATTCGCTAAGTCCGGCGGGGCGCGATCGCTCTATCGCGCTTGCCAGTTACAGGTCATCCGGGCGAGTGAGCCAGGCGCCTCGGAACGCTGGCCGGA